CCTTTCCTCGCAACTTTCCAATTCGCGGAGGAAAAAAGTGATGGCCCGTCGCCCGGTGCCGTTGGAGGTCAAGCAGGGCAAAGGGACGGCCCGGGTTGGGCGTGAGGCGAAGACGCCGCCAGCGCGCGTTGCGGGGCTGGTGAAAGCTCCGGAGGGCATGTCTGGACATGCGCTGACCTGTTGGGCAGAGATGGCGGACCTGTTGACGAAGCGCGGGCAGCTGACGCTGGATAGCCGGCCATCGTTGGTCCGCCTGTGCCAGACCTACGCCGAGTGCGTGGAGCTGGAAAAGGTGATTTCCGAGGAGGGCCGATTCCAGGACGTGAAGACCGGTTCGGGCGATTCCATGAAGCGCGCGCACCCGGCGCTCGCCGCGCTGGCCGATGCCGACCGCCGGTTCAAGGGCTGGCTGATTGAATTTGGATTGACGGATGCAAGTCGAGGAAAGGTCAACGCCCTCGCGATCCGGCAGCCGACTGCCCGAAAAGGCAAGTCGAAAGCCGGCGCGAAAGTCGAAGCCCCGGGCTCGCGTTTCGGCCTCAACTGATCCCACGTCGCGGTACGCGCGGGATGTTGTCGCCGGGAAGATCATCGCCGGGCCGGTAGTGCGCGATGCCTGCGCGCGCCACCTGCGTGACCTTGAGCGGGGCGCTGCGCGCGGGCTTACTTTCGACCTGAAGCGCGCGGACTACGCGCTGTCGTTCTTCCCCGAGGTTCTGAGGCTGAACGGCGGCGAGTTTGAAGGTGTGCCGTTCGAATTGGATCCGGCGCAGGCTTTCATCGTCGGATCGATCTTCGGATGGGTCCGGAAGGACGGCACGCGGCGTTTCCAGACGGTGTACGTCGAGCAAGGGAAGGGCAACGGGAAATCACCGCTCGCTGCCGGCATCGCCCTGCTGATGCAGGTCGCCGACAACGAGCCGCGCGCCGAGGTGTATGCGGCGGCGACCAAGAAAGACCAGGCGATGGTGCTGTTCCGCGATGCGGTGGCCATGGTCGACCAATCCCCACTGCTGTCGCGAGCGTTGGACAAGTCGGGGCGAAACGAGAAGGTTTGGAACCTGTACCACCCGAAATCGGGCAGCTTCTTCCGGCCGATATCGAGCGATGACGGGCAGTCTGGCCCGCGCCCGCACTGCGGATTGCTGGATGAGGTGCACGAGCACAAGACGAATACGATGGTGGAGATGATGCGCGCCGGCCTGAAGGGTCGCCGGCAGCCGCTGATCTTCATGATCACGAACAGCGGATCGGATCAGACGTCGGTTTGCTGGGAGTATCACGAGTACGCTCGCGAGGTCTGCGCGGGCGAACGCGACGATGATCGGTTTTTCGGCTACGTCTGCGCGCTGGACGAAGGTGATGACCCGTTCGAGGATGAGGCGTGCTGGATCAAGGCGAACCCGCTGCTCGGGGTGACGATCCAGCCGCAGTACCTTCGCGACCAGGTGACGCAGGCGCGCGGCATGCCTTCAAAAGAGGCGATGGTTCGCCGGCTGAACTTCTGCCAGTGGACTGCGGCGCACAATCCGCTGATTCCGCTGGAGGCATGGACCGCCGCCGAGGCGTCGTTCACGCTGGAGAAGTTCCGAGGGCTGCGCGCGACGCTTGGGCTTGATCTATCGTCGACAACGGACCTGACGGCCGCAGTGTTCGATGTTCGGATCGATGGCCGGTATTGGTGGTTTCCGATGTTCTGGATTCCCGAAGGCCAAGTGGCGAAGAAGGTGAAAAAGGACAAGGTGCCGTACGACCTGTGGATCAAGCAGGGGTGGCTGAGAACGACGCCAGGCAACGCGATCAATCTGGAATCGGTCTGTCGCGATATCGGCGCCGAGATCAAGCGACACGGGCTGAAGGTCGAGGAGGCGCCCTACGATCGGTGGAAGATCGAAGAGTTCAAGGCGGCGGCCGATCAGGCGGGGCTTTCGCTGCCGCTGGTCGAGTTCGGCCAAGGCTTCAAGGACATGGGGAAGGCGGTCGACAGTTTGGAGATCGCATTGACCGATGGCCTTTTGCGGCACAACGGCAGCCCGGTGCTGCGCTGGTGCGCGGCAAACACGGTCGTCGTCACCGATCCGGCCGGCAGCAGGAAGTTCGACAAATCAAAGCAGACGAAACGCATCGACGGCATCGTCGCCGGTGCGATGGCGCATCACCGCGCGACGCTGCTCCCCGTAACTACTGCTGTCCCAAGGGTCCGGTCCTGATGCGCGAAGAAGACATCAAAGCGCTAGCCCATTTTTGGCAGCCGCAGGCCGCAGTGAAGCCGGAAGACCCGCGCGCACGGCCGGGCTATTTCTACATCGGCCCGAACAATGCCGGCGTGCGGGTGACGCACGAGACAGCGATTCAGGTCGACGCGGTTTGGGCGTGCATTGACGTCATCGCGAAGGCGATTTCGTCGTCGGACTGGCTGGTGTACGAGCGCACGAGCGCCAAGAAGCGCAAGGAACTGAGCCCGCACGACGACCGGCTGTCATACGTGCTGAACACGCGGCCCAATCCGGAGATGACCGCGCAGGCGTTCCGGCGCGCGCTGATGATCGCGGCGCTGTCGTGGGGCAATGGCTACGCCGAAATCGTGCGCGACATGGCCGGCCGCGTCACAGAGCTTTACCCGATCGCACCGGATCGCGTCGAGCCATACCGCGACCGGGTGACCGGCGAGTTACTGTTCGAGGTCAAGAACGACAGCGGCACGGCGACCGTGCTGCGCGGGCGGGATATCTTCCACGTTCGCGGCCCGAGCATCGTCGGCATGATGGGCGACGATCTGATCGCCAAGGCGGCCGGGTCCATCGCGCTGTCCATCGCTACGGACAAATTCGCTGCATCGTATTTCGGCAACGGCACATTCTTGGGCGGCATCGTCGAAATACCGGGCGGGCTGGATGATGCGCCATTCGAGCGACTGAAAAAGGAGTTCAACAAAGAGCATCGCGGCGTCGGAAATGCCCAGAAGACGGCATTTATCGAAAACGGGATGAAGTGGATTCCGAACGATTCGGACGCCGAAAAGTCGCAGCTGATCGCGGTTCAGCAGCACAACGTCGAAAGAATCTGCCGATGGTTCGGCGTCCCGCCGCACAAGGTTCAGCACCTGCTGCGGTCGACGAACAACAACATCGAACACCAGGGCCTGGAGTTCACGCGCGACGCGCTGCGGCCGTGGGCGCGCGAGATGCAACAGGAGGCGGATTACAAGCTGTTTTCCGACCGTGGGCCGACGCGATACACGCTGATCGATCTGGACTGGGCTTCTGAGGGCGATTTCAAGTCGAGGATGGAAGGGCTTCAGATTGTGCGAAATGCCGGCGTCATCAACGGCAACGAGTGGCGAGATGAGATCGGTTACGACGACATGGGCCCGGACGGCGACAAGTACATCGTGCAGGGCGCGATGACCGAACTGAAGAACGTCGGCAAGGTGTACGAAAAGCCGGTAGCACCTGCAGCACCTGCAGCCGAAGACGCCGACCCGGAAGACCCAGAATCCGCCGCGATGACCGCATGGCTGACATCGATCTACGACCGCGCCGCGCGCTGCAGGGCGAGCAACCCGGACAAGGACCCGGAGCAGTACCTTGAACGCCAGCTGCAGGACATCTTTCCGCACTTGGAGCAGTACGCGCCAGACGCTCGCGCGCAGGCAATGGATGCCGGTCGCGGCGTGCTCGCTGGCGCGCAGGCAAACGCATCGGCGCGCCGCGCCATCACCGCAATCATCGGAGCAAGGCAATGACGTTTTTCGCAAAGGCCAACGGCAAACGCGGCGAGATCTATATTTACGAAGAAATCGGCGCCGGCTGGTATGGCGGCATCACGGCGAAGTCGTTCTCGGAAACGATGAAGGAGCTGGGCAAGGTCAACGCGCTCGACATCTACATCAACAGCCCCGGCGGCTCAGTGTTCGACGGCATCGCGATCTACAACCAGATCCGCCGCTTCGACGGTGAGCGGGTCGTGCACATCGACGGCATCGCCGCATCGATCGCTTCCGTCATCGCAATGGCCGGCGACAAGATCAACATCGCAGCCAACGGCATGATGATGATCCACGATCCGTGGTCGGTCGCCTTCGGTACTGCCGACGAAATGCGGAAGATGGCCGACTCGCTGGACAAGGTGCGTGACACGATTCTTGATACCTACGTCGCGACGACGAAGGGCGACCGAATCGAGATAAGCGACCTGATGTCCGCCGAAACGTGGCTCAGTGCTGACGAAGCGGTGGCGAAAGGCTTCGCGACAAACAAGACCGACGAAAGCAACATCAAGGCCGAATTCGCGATGCTCGCGAAATTCCAGAACACACCGAAGCTGCTGCGGCAGTCGTCGACGGCTTCGAGTTCCCTGCTTGCCCGCATGGACAAGCGAACGATGCAACTCCGCCGGGTCAGCCCGGCGACCGCGTAAGGGTCAGCCCGCACGCAATCCAACCGCCCGCCGTCTGGCGGGTTTTCTTTTCAGCCCCAAGGAAAAACCATGAAAAAGTCCCAGCTGACCCTGGCGCTTGCCGCAAGCATGCTGAGCATGTTCGCGGACTCCGCCGACACGCTCGAAGGCCTGCAGAACAAGCTGATCGAGTTGAAGGAAGAGGCAAATTCGATCCAGGCCCGCGCCGATGCCGAAAAGCGCGAGCTGACCGCCGACGAAGAAATGGAGATCGAACAGATCTTCGCCAGCTTCGAAAAGTGCGAGGCCGACATCGAGCGCCGCGAGCGCATCGATTCCATCAATGCCAAGGTCGCCACTCCCGGCAAGCGCCGCACCGAGCCGGATGACCCGCAGAATCGAAGCGATGACCGCCGCGCCAACACGAACCGCGAACCGGCAGCCCCGGCCCGTCGCGTGGTCGCAGAAGCCAGCGACCGCGATCTGCGCGGCAAGTGGGGATTCCGGTCGTCTGCGGAGTTCCTGTCTGCAGTTCTCGCATCCAGCCAGAAGGGCGGCAGCATCGATCCGCGACTGGTCGCCAATGCGCCGACCACTTACGGCTCGGAAGGCGTGGGCGCCGATGGCGGCTTCGCGGTTCCGCCGGACTTCCGCACCACGATCATGCAGAAGGTCATGGGCGAAGATTCGTTGCTGTCGCTGACCGATCAGAACCCGGTTTCAGGCAATTCGTTGACCTTCCCGGCCGACGAGACCACGCCGTGGCAGTCCAGCGGCGGCATCCAGGCGTACTGGGAAAGCGAGGGCGGAAAGAAGGCGGAGAGCAAGCCGCAGCTCGTCGAAAAGACCGTGAAGGCGAACAAGATCATCGCGCTGGTGCCGATGACCGACGAACTGCTCGAAGATGCGCCGGCTATGGCCAGCTACGTCAACCGCAAGGCGCCGGAGAAGATCACGTTCAAGGTCAACGATGCGATCCTCAACGGTACCGGCGTTGGTCAGCCGCTGGGCATTCTCAATTCCCCGGGCACCATCGTGGTTCCGGCAGAATCCGGCCAGGCCGCAGACTCCATCGTCTACGCCAACATCACGAAACTGTGGGGCCGTCTCACACCGTCGGCGCGGCGCGGCGCGGTCTGGATCGCGAATCCGGACATCGAAGAAGAGCTCATGAACATGTCGTTCCCGGGCACGGGCACGGCGGTGCCGGTGTACCTGCCGCCCGGCGGGCTGTCCGAGTCGCCCTACGGCAAGCTGATGGGCCGCCCCATCATCACGACCGAAGCGGCCCCGGCGCTTGGCGATGCTGGCGATCTGATGTTCGGCAACATGGCCAGCTATCTGTCGGTCGTGAAGTCCGGCGGCATCCGTCAGGACATCTCGATCCATGTCTGGTTCGATTACGACATCACCGCGTTCCGCTTCGTGCTCCGCATTGGCGGCCAGCCGTGGTGGAACACGCCGATCGATCCGTATCACAGCGGCGGCAAGCAGCGCGGATTCTTCGCGGCGCTCGGCGCGCGCGACTGATCCAAGGCTGCCTGCAGTAAGCAAAGCGCCGCTCCGGCGGCGCTGAGTTTCATCCCCTTCGATTTCTGAGGTAACGAACAATGTCTGGAATCAACTCCTTCCCGAGCGAGCGCGCCGCGGTTGTCGGTGTGATCGACCCGGATGCGTACGCGGCCAGTACGGTCACGACCGATTACATCCCCCTGAAGAACTTCCACCGGTTCATGGCGACGTTGCTGGTCGGCGATATCGTCTCCACCGGTACCGTCGACGCGAAGCTGATCGGCTACACCAGCGCTGCCGGCGCCGGTGCGGCCGACATCTCCGGTTCCGCGATCACCCAGCTGACCCAGGCGGGCACCGACAGCAACAAACAGGCGGTGATCAATCTGAACACCGACAGCCTCGCCGGTACCGCGTTTACCCACTTCCGCCTGTCCGTCACGATGGGGACTGCGGTCGCGGTCGTCGCCGCGGTCGTTTTCGGCTTCGATCCGCGTCATGCGCCGGCTTCCGATGGCGACGTGGCGACGGTCGACGAAATCAAGAGCGCCTGATCGTGAAGACCGTCAGATTCACCAAGACGGTAGAGCGCCGCCGGCACGGCGCTGAGCAGGTCTTCGAGGAGGGGCAGGAATACACCCTCCCCGATGATCTGGCCGACCACTACACCCGGCGCGGCCATGCGGTCGAAGTCGGCGGCAAGGTAACCGAACAGCAGGCACCGGAAGGCGGCACCGATGGCGACCCCGTGGGCAGTTCCGAGGATGTGGGCGGGGCGGACGGTGCTGATACTGGCCAGCGGGCCAAGCCTGTTGGAAAGCCTGCCGGCAGCGGAAAGGGCGGCGGTAAGCGGAGAGGTTGACGCAATCGCGATCAATACGTCGTTCCGATCGGCGCCGTGGGCAGGGATGCTCTACGGCGCCGATTCTTCGTGGTGGTCGTTCCACGCGCAGGAAGCGCTGAAGTTCCAAGGCTTCAAGGTGACGTGCTCCGAAGATGTGCCGCAGAAGGCGGTTCTACGGATTCGGCAGACCGGCATTGATGGGTTTGATCCGGATCCGGCATGCGTGCGCACCGGGCGCAATTCGGCGTATCAGGCAACACACATCGCGATCCATGCCGGCGCGGCGCGCATCCTGCTGTGCGGCGTCGACATGACGGCAGAGCGCGGTTCGCATCACCACGGCGATCATCCATCGCCACTACGCAACAATACGCCGGGCGGCTTCCGCGAAATGCTGAAGTGCTGGCCCGGCCTCCTACCTGTCGCGCAAGAGCGCGGCATCGAAATCATCAACTGCAGCGCATCATCGGCGCTGGAGTGTTTCCCGAAACGCAGAATCGAGGACTTGCTTCCGTGATCAGCGCCATGTCCATCGTTGCGCGCCCAGGGGCTGAGCACCAAGAGCGCCACGCTGCGGCGTTGGCTGCCGGGCTGGCCGCGCACGGCATCCGCACGGCGCTGACCGGGTCCGTGGAAGCCGCGCAGACGCAGCACGTCGCTTGCTGGGGCTGGCATACAGGCGCGCGTCTGCGCGAACGTGGGCACGACGTGCTCGTGATGGAACGCGGCTACATCGGCGACCGCTTCGCCTGGACGTCGCTCGGCTGGAACGGCTTGAACGGCCTGGCCACATTCGAGCGGCCCGACGACAGCGGTGCGCGGTTCCGTGAGCACTTCGACGGCATGCTCAAGCCGTGGAATCCGGCCGGCGATTATGTGCTGCTGATCGGACAGGTTCCCGGCGATGCGAGTCTGCGCGGGCGCGACCTGTCCGGCTGGTATGCCGAACAAGTGGCGATCGATTGGCGCAGACCGGTGCGGTTCAGACCGCACCCGGTGGCCGTGCAGCGCGGCATCGCGAAGCCTGTGGCAGGCGCCGAAATCATGGGCGGCCCGCTGGCGGATGCGCTGGCTGGCGCGGCATGGGTCGTGACTTACAACTCGAACACCGGCGTCGAATCCCTGCTGGCCGGCAAGCCGACGCACGTCGATGATCGCGGCTCGATGGCGTGGGGCGTCACGAATCGCGAAGCATGGGCACACGGGCTGGCGTGGTGCCAGTGGTCGATCGATGAAATTCGCAGCGGCGCGGCATGGGAGGTTGTCGGCAGACGG